CAACTGCTAAAATACCTAAACAAGTATCAGCTGTACCGTTATTATTAGTATCTTCAAAAATACCGTTGTAATTAAACTTGCTAATTATTGGGTCAGTTGAATTGTTTAGCGCTAATATTTCTGCATTCCATATTGCTATATCAGTTGGATTAGTCGTGGTATTTATAGTCGTGCTAAATGTATGATTACCTGTTAAAATCGTATTTGATGCAACATCATAATGTTCAATAATCATTGTAACCCCACCCCTTGCTTTTAGAATCTTAAACGAAGCAGTTTGGTCCATGCCAACAACAGTAGCATCCCACCAAGTATGTGCACCATCGTTCCAAGTATGCTGTTTTAAGTTCTTCCAGAAGTAAGGGCCGGTTGTTTCACCGTAGCCTGTCGGTGATGTCGTATCAACATATCTTCTAACCATAGAGAAGTTTACACCATTAGAATCGTCATGTAAATAGTTAGCCCTGTCTAATGTATTATAGAGTGTTCCGATCTCTTCGTCAACATCGTCTTTATTTTGTTGTGGGAAGTCCCAATCACCACCAGCGTCTTTCCAGGAATAACTTGAACGACCCCATGAATAGTTTTGAGATTCTTTCCATCTATACACTCCGTATATTTCAACAGGCTTGACATTAACCACGATGGCATCTGGATATCTAAGAACCATTACGTTATTAAACAAGTCAATCTGTTCAAACTTAACTGAATAAGAACCGGCATATGGAAGTGCAACTGCAATCTTCATGTAATCATCAACATCACCCACCAATTCAAGTAAATAACCTTTAGGTCCTGTAATTGTCCATCTAAGTTCATAGATGTTTTGTTTCCACCAGTTTTCCCATGTAATGTATGATTCAGCATCGTTCCATGTAAAGTCAGCGTCACCCCAGCTGTTTAAGAATGAAGTACACTCAAGCATGATAGGTGCTCCAATCTTTTGGTCAGTGTTATTTGAGTTGAATGTATTTCTATCAAGGTTATAGTATTCCTCGTAAAATAATTCAGTATCAGTATAAGCGTCTGTTAGTTCGGTTGGTGTTAGTTTAGTAAAATCTTGATTAATCCCACTAAATACTTTTGAAACCTTATGTAAATCTTCTATATAAACATTAGGTGTATGGATTTCAATACTTGGGTCGATACCAGCAACAACTTCAGTAATAGGGTTTCTGTTCGTCCAAATATTTGTATTGTATGCAGAGTAAAAGTCACCCTCTCCAATAATGTCTATAATCTTAGCATGTAATGGGAGATATTCTTTCTGAAGCTTGTTCTTTAGACCATAAAGTTTGATTAAAACCTCTTCAGGTGTAAAGTCAAATACCTCGTCAACTTGTGGTATATCCCATTCGTCAAATGTACCATCAGGTTCATTAAGCTTGTAGAACAAACCAAATCTCGAAGTCTTTTTATAAGATGAAGACGGAAGTACTGTCTCTCTTTTCTTAACAATAAAACCAGCTGAAGTATTAGGTACCTCAACTGCTTTTAGTTTACCAAACATTGGTGAACGGTCGTCAATCATTAACCAGTACTCTTTTAGAGTTAGGTTATTGTAACCAAAAAACTTGATAGCATTTATTAAAGCTTTGTATGTGCCGACAAACGGCTTAATGTTTGAAAGCTCCAATAGTAACTCTCTACGCTTTCTGTTGATCAGTTTCCAGTCTGTACCAAGCTCGTTGATGTCATGGTCTTTAAATAAGAATTGGTCTTTAGTTGTAAGTGAAGTACCAAGGTTAGATAACAAGACTGCAAGTCTTTCATCTTCACCAACAGTTTCACCATACACATAGATTTCAGCAACCAAGTGATTGTCTATTGTATCGTATATTCTTAAGTTCCTGTAGTGAGCTGAGTCCTCATCTGAGTTAAGTGCTAAGGTAACTTGCAAAGCTGCTTTAGAAGCTGCCGATGTGACTGTGTGAATGCCGTTTGTTGTTGAAGTAATAACTGAACCATCTTGTGGTGTCAGATTTACTGAATTAACGTGTTCGACGTACATTTCACCGTCATCCGCAAGTTTAGCTGTGATAAGATTGATATCTCGAGAAGCCGTTCTTTCGCTTGCAAATTCAACTTTAAAGTTTGAATTTAATTGATTAGCAATAGGTGTAACCATTGTCGGTACACCATATGCACTTACAGCTTCTTCTAATATAAACAAAGTTGAAGTCTCGTACAAACCTGTAGAAACTTCACTTAAATGAATAGAACCCTTAAATATTTCGTTAACCGAATCGTATACTAAATCGATTTCAGAATGTTCACCATTAAAAAATCTTAAACCAGCGTATCTCATTACTTAATTCTCCACTCATCTTTATTTACACTAAATGCTTTCCAGACTTTTAGCTTTGACACTATTTTGACATTTTCAACAAATAGGTCTTGTATAAAACCTATAAATGTGCTTAACGTGTCATTACGCTGAATGTGTCTAGATAGAGAATTCTTTAATAGGTCATTTGAATAATCACGACCCTGATGCAATTTTCTATCGTTCAGTGTTTTTGTAAGGTTGTATTTTTTTACAAGCTTATATTTATATAGACCATCAAATAAACCCATTATAACGACTTTCTATTTGCTGATTGAATAGTAGTGTATACCGTTCTAGGGATTGGATTTGCAAAGCTCACAGATAGTGAAGCTGACTTACCAATACCTGGAGTGTCCTCTATAATTGCACCTGTTCTGTCTAACCAACCGCCCCTGAACATTGCAACCTCTTGCTTATTTAAAACAATATCACCAAATGTATCTAAACCAGCAACTTGCTCGCGAACTTCAGCTGGAATGCCGTCCGCCGGATTAAACGTTACAGTTTTAGAAGTAACTGTTTTCTTGAAGAACATCATGCGGTTTTTACCGTTACCAACATCTTCAAGTACTGGCGATTGTGGGGTGATGGTAGTCTGCTCAACAGTATAAGACCCAGTTCTAAGAGCTTCCTCTTGAGACCTTGACAGGAATTGTACGTTAACAGAATCGATACCATCAATATTTTCAATAAGTGCTACAATATCTGATTTAGGTAGTCTGTCTCTTCTTGTAATCTTAAGAAGGTACTCAGATACCTTTGCTCTAATATTGTTCATAAGTTGAATCTCGTCAAATCCTTCAAAGTGTCTAACAGAAATATTCATTGCGTAATACTTCTTAACCGGTTTAACAAATTCAATTTCAGTAGTTACCATTTGCTGACCAGAAGATTCTATTGCGTTTCTGAACGCTTCTAGCTCTGACTGGCTAAAGAAAAACTCTTCAGTTGAAACAGAAAAGTAATCAATATTACCAGTAAGTTTATTAGCAACATCCGGTAGTAGGAATAGGTAGATAATATTATCGTCGTCTAAATACTGGTCATCTGTTGTATTATATGCATCAATATATGAGAACATATTATACTTAGATAAAAAGTGTTCATAATTGTCCGGTGTCGCTAATACAAATGATTTTGATTGTAGTGGCGCAATTAGTTTTGTAAATTCAACAGACTCTTCATTAGCACCTAATTTAGGAGCAGAGGTTACATTTACCTCTAGAAGTTCATTTAAGTCATATTCATTTCTTACACCATCATATCCAGTGTCAACAAACTTAAATGTAACATCTTTAGATTCACCTAAATTACCACCAGCGCCTTTTGACTTCAAGTACTCTACTGTAATTACAGCACCGTTTGTTGGAATAGCACCAAAGTTACCGTTACCAAAGAAAAGGTCAATCCCACCAAGGATACCTGTCTTTACAACAACACCTTCAGTATTGTCATTCATATCATATAAAGAGCTGTATACCTGCCACATCTGACCATTTACAGAAACCTTAACCTGGTCGTGTGCTGTAACTCCACCAGTCTGTACATTAAAAGATTGGAACGCTTCACCAGTTCCTGTGAAGTCTTGTGCTTCAATCTGACCTTGAATGATTGGAATTTTAATATAGTTAAATTCCGAAGTGCTTAATGAAATAATGTCTGTTGAAGATTTCATTAAGTATGTGTGTCCGTTTAGGTCTGAGCGAATTTGAGAGTTCGCTGGAATATAAAGGGCACTACCTGCAATATTATTTTGAGCACCTGGTTTCCATCTAATTTCAATCTCACCAATCGCTGATAAACCTCTTGACGGGTCATGACCTGTAAGTCTGGCTAAACCGTAAATTGATTCAGGTTGCTGTGCTGTCATAATGTTTTGTTCAACAGTAGCGTCTTCCACATAATAGAAAATCATCTCTGTCAATTCAGACATTACTTGAATGATCTGTGCAAACGGAGAAGCTGTAGTAAATAAATTACCAGCCCTACCGTAAACTCTACTGATATATTGTCTTGCATCATTTCTGATTTCAGACGCCTTAATTCTAGCAGCTTGTAAAAATTTAAATTCAGCCATTTATTAGGTTCCTTAATTTATGTAAACACCAACTTGATATTTAGAATCAATCTCAATGTTTATTTCTGCAATGTCTCTAACCTGACCTCTATAAAAAAGAACGGTAGTCTTAACATTGTATTTGGTAGCCAATGGTACGTATGTCTTAAGTTGCTGTTTAACAACATCTTGTATTTGTTGTTCATTATAATTTAATGAATAAACTAAATCATTTAAGTTACAACCAAACTCAGGTTCACCTAAAACTTCACCTCTATTTGTAAACAATACTGTTTCAATCTGTCCAATAAGTTGAGCCAGCTCGCTTTCAGTATGTACTTTTCTAGGGTCGTAATTGGGGTCACCTAAAGTCTTAACATAAAAATCCATAGCAATAATATATATCGGGTTTTATGAATGGAACATCCAGTCAGTACCTTCATCTGTTTTTATTTCTTCAATAACTTTATCAAGCTCCTCTTGACCCATACCTTGGATTACATCAGCATTTACAGTAATGTTACCCGGTAGGTTGTATCCGAAGATTGCAAGTTTTTGACCTAATGAAATCATCACTTTTGCCGCAACATATCTAAAGAATATCTCATCATTAAATAGTGCACAGTCTGGTATAGTTTCGTATACCTCTAAGAATACATCTTTTTTAGGAGACTGTCCTGTGAATTTTAGTTCATGTGTTAACTGTGAGTAATGGAATGAGATTGGGTTCTCTAGAATCTGTCTAGTAAGTTCAAACGCACTCTGGTTCACAACATAGTACTGTAGGTTTTCCATACCTGCAGCAACCTGTGAACCTGTTGTAAGAGCACCATACATCATACGCTCCATATCAAAGTCACCTGTTTCAAAAGTGATCGAAGTTCCAAATCCAGCTGAACCAGATTCAAATACACCATAGATTGAATATACCTCACCACCTCCAGTTGCTGTACTTGGACCAGGCATTGTAAGAGCTCTTCTCTTTTTAAATTGCTCTGTATCAAAAACATCTTTTGGAATGTACAGGAAGTTCTCAACCATTGAGTATTCATAGTTCTTATAGAACCATTTCTTTGCTCTTTTAATAATGTTATAAACTTCAGACTGTGGTAGATTCATCGGAATCATACAAGCACCTGTAACATGTGAACCAATCTCGTTTAAAAATTCATTTAAACAATTTTCATCATATTCAGGTGGTGTAGTTAAGTCAGCTAAGTTACCTACGAAAATATCGCCCATTTTTTTATTGTTCTATTTTTGTTGACTGTACAATTTCAGTACCATCAAATTTAGCGGTCTTGTCTGAGTATTTACCCTCTCTAAAAATACCACCTTTCATTTTTCCATTAAATACACCATCTCTACCAAATACATAACAGTCTGTAAGTTTACAGCTTGAATGTACCCAAGATGATTTTACCTTAGAGCCATCTACTATTGTACCTTGGTATAAATTACAGCCGTCTAGATCTGAACCAGTTAGCTTACATTTGTAAAAATCACTGTACTTGACTTCACCTGCAATTTCACATTCTACAAATTCATAGTGTTCTAAATCGTGTGCACCTTTAAATATACCACCGCTCACTTGAACTTTAGACCTATCAGAATCATAGTTAATATGACCTTTAGTCATACCACCTTCGGCAATTAGTTTAATTACTTGGTTCTTAATTTGGTCCCAGTACATATCGATAGTTTCACCACGGTTACCACCATCCTCGCTTAAGTCAAATGTAAATTTGATATCCTTAAACCTTTTAAAGTTTCTGTGGTCTTTATATAACGATATAATAGGACCCATATCATGCATAATTCTTCTAAGCTCAAGTCTATTTAACTCAGTTAGGTCTGGATTAGCACAAACATGATGTAATTGCATTACAAACTGGTCCATTAAATAAAGTATATCAGTTGTTCTTTTCTGATAGTCTTTACCTCCTAAATATCTAAACTCTAAATAACCGTTTTCTTGCTTTAAAAAGTTAACACCGTAATACTTTGTGTTAGGGTAGAAAAACTGCTGCTTATTTACAGTATATTCATCAAAATAGAATAAACCATTTTTAGGCAGAATGTATTTAATAGATTTAGCGTAAACTAAGTCTTCTCTTTGTGGGAATAATTTATATACTTGAGCCTCCTTAAATTCTAGAATAAATTTAAGAGTATTCATGTGAGTGATAAAGTACTTACCGTACGTTCCACTTTGAAATGAAATATTAAGGTGTAAACCACAACGGTCATTTGTATATCCGTTCTCGTCTATCCATCTAAGCATCTTAATGGCTACAAGCCTTGCATCCGTATAAGGAAGAGGTCCAGTAACTAGTTCGATTAGACCAGCACCACCAGACATGTCTGGCTCCATTTTGAAAACTTTATCAGAAGGCTGAAAATCGGAATGAGCTTTAGTCTCTATTTGAATCTTACGACCCAATAGTTGCTCAACCGATTTTGCAGTCTCTTCTACAGACGTGTTTGAATAGAACTCAAATTCAAAACCAATTTGAGAATTCAGTAGTACGTCTTTATTTTGTTGATTTAACATCAGTAGGATATATCTTATTTCATTATATATCCCATTGATTTAAGGTTAGTTGATGCCTAAGCACCAACCACCTTTAAGAATACTTTCTTAGTATCGTTATCAATCTTATAGATTTCTACAGCAACCTCTTGACCTTTGCTAAATCTTTCAGTTAGTACTGTATCTTTAGGGAATCCTGAAACGTGTGCCATACCAGTTACTGTACCATGTAACCCTACAAATACACCATAATCTTTTACTGAACGGATTTTACCGTCAACTACCGATGGGATTTGCAAGTCTTTAGTAAACTCTTCCCAAGAATTATCTTCTTGAACTTCTTGTTTTTCAACTTGAGTTAGAATGATTTTCTTGTTAGATACAATCTCTTTAATTTTAAAATCAATAGCATCCCCTGGATTAATTTCACCCGCTTTGTGTTTCGCAGACCATTCTGGTGATAGGTCATTAATATGAATCATACCCGTTAAACAGTCATGGAATTCACAGAATACACCAAACTTAGCGGTACCTGTTACGAAACCAGTGTGTGTAGATTCAATATCAGACTCCAGTCTTTCAATCATCGTAGGAATCATAGCTTGTAGGTAAGCTCTGTGTGAAACCACAATAGTACCTCTTTTAGCAGAGAATGAATCTGGTACAACATACATATCAGTACCCACGATTGACTCAAAGTCAGCCAGCTTGTTGATACCTGCAAGTGAACCCGGCATGAAACATTCAATACCTTGAACTGTAACAATGTAACCACCACCTGGAATCATAGAAGTAACGTGCCCCATAAATGCGGTATCACCGTCATCAGCAGCTTGTCTTAAGTCAGCAAAGATTTTCTGCTTAGTACCTTCAGTAATAGAAGCTAGCGCGTATTCTCTAGACTGAGTTTTATCACTAATCACTTTTACGCTAACTGTATCACCCGGTCTAAATTCACTAAGGATTGAAGCGTCTTCTTTTGATAAGTCAATATAAAGCATCTCACGATAGTTTACATCAACAGTAGCCCATCTTTCAGACATAGAATGAATTCTACCTTCCATGATTTCACCTTCGGTAATAAAAGGTACCATGTCGCTTTGTAGATTAGCATCTTCTAACATATTGTAAAATTCCTGTGCATTAGCATCGTGTGAATAAACAGTATGTTTACGGCTTTTCGTATTGATTTTGTAGTTGGCTCTTAACTTTTTTGAATGTGCAGCTTCGTAGCCGTCCCAATCAAATTCGCCATTTGGTAAGATATAAGTCTCTTCGACTTCTAGTTGAGATTTTGGAGTTTCCTCGACCATCACTGGCTTTGCAGTTTCTGTAGGTGTTCTACCTTCACGTTGTTCTGCTACGTTGATTCTCTTTCTTTTTTGGTTTTCCATTTTTTAGTTTAGTTAGAAAAGTGAATAATATAATGTATATAACCGAATTATTTTCCGCCTAAAAAGTCACCACTACCAGCTTGCTGTGTTGAGCCACCAGTCGCGTCATTAGAGCCGCTATCACTATTGCCATCTGCAAATCCAACACCACCGCCTGTATTTCCGGTATCTTTACCGCCCATTGAGGGCTCACTCTGATCTGTGGTTATAGTTGTAGAGTTATTTGTGGCAAGCGCATCTTGTGCAGCTTCCCAATCTTGTTCAAATTGATATACTGCAGTTGCTAAGAAGTTGTTATAATCTATTAACATTCGAGCCCTTCTTTCTTTATTAGTAGTTGTAGCTAAATCCACAAATGCCGCAAGAACACCAACGCCAGGTATCATACCTAGGTATGGGTTGACTCCTAATATATTATATAGTTTATTTCTTTCATTATCATATAATGGCCATGTATAAATATTGAATTCATTTCTGGCCATTTCTTCTAATTCTTTTGCACTAACTATATTACCTGAAACTAACGAAGTTACGCTATATCCTTCTTTAGCGGCTAATAAGTATTCTGCCTTTGCTGCGTTTTTCAGATTGTCGCCTTCTTCTTCTTTTTCTTTGATTTGCTTCATCATAGGATTAAGCAAACCGTGAACAGCATTAATAAAATTGATATAAGGTGGTGATGTATCAGCACCAATTGATCTAGCCGCTGCCATGAGAACCGTCATTGATATAACAACACGATCTAATAGTTTTTTAAGGGCTGTAAGGCCTACATATAATTTTAATGCAACACTTAGTGGGTTTGGTGCAACAGGTCCGATTGAAGTTGGCATATATGCATTGGCAATAGTCTTGGCTAATTCACTACCCATCTTTTGTAAGTTACCTAGGGCTTCAAACGAAGAAGATTTAAACTCATTGTATTTGGCTTGTAATTCCTCTTTGGCCGAAGAACCTGGTTTAGTAAACTCTTCTTTAGCAGACTTTAGTTGCTCATCAACCGCTTCATCAATTTCGTCTGGGTCCATATCTGGATTCTGCTCTTTATACTTCTTTTTAAGAGTCTCGCCATTAGGACCAAATCCAAGTTTATTTGCTAGATATAAATCAACCACTTGCTCAAATGTTAAACCAATTGCAGAAATAGCCATCCACTTAGCAAGTATCTTATCAATTTCAGCTTCTTTTTGACTAAAAGTATCTGTGCCTGATGTACTTGAAGTACCAGAAGTACTTGAAGTACCTGAAGTACTAGGCGTGTTTGTAGACGTTTGAGTACTAGAACCACCACCAGCACCACCGCCACCACCAGAACTAGTAGTTTGAGGGCCTGCTGTGCTATCACTGTTACCATCGTTCCAGGTACCAACGCCGTTACCTTCACCATCATCAAATACTTTCTCGTCAGCCATTATGATTCTTGTTTAATATTATCTAGTTTAGCTTTTAAAAACTTCATATCCATTTTAGTTATAGGGTCTGTTGGACCAGCACCGGATACATGAACATGGTTGCTAATAGTTTCTACAATCTTATTTAAGTAGTCTGTGAGGGTTTGACCCTTTACAGCTGGCTCACTTTCATCATTAAATCCACTTGCTATAAAAATATCACTAGCATTCAAATAAATCTTACCGTCATTAGAGACCCTAATAGCAGGGTCGCTTTCAGGACCGTTACCAGTAGTTATGACAAGTCCATTCTCCGGGGAGTGATAAACCCTTATACCTTTAGCTGAGTCGTACACGAGTGACGTAACGGCTTCTGGGTTAGCGGAATTTGATAGCACCTCAGACCTTAAGTCTGAATTTACCAAGACCTGATTTTTATATACAGGAGTATAAATGTTTCCATTATCAAAATAGATAGAAACTACATCACCAATATTTGGCACTGAATAACCACCAGATATAACAGCATTAGCTGGAACAGCCCATGGGATATCCTCAGCTTCCAGTAAATCAAATTTACCGAACACTTTAACACGACAACGACCCAATGCCTTAGGGTCCGCCGTATCTACAACTTCACCTAGCCAATGGGTATCTCGTAAGTTATCCTTGAATAGTTCTTTCTGGTTCATTATTTATTAACATTACCTAAGTCTTGACGACCTTTACCTATATTATTTATCTGAGGTAATATAGAGTTAATTGAACCTTGTCTGATTGCAGCGCCCAATGTTGAACCTGGTTGAATACCAAATATGTTCTCCTTCGCTGCTTTTATTATGTTTTGAGTTTCGCGAGTTGATGCTGAAAGTCCATCTTGGAAAAGGTTTCCGGGGATTGAAGCAATACCACCTGCCGCGGCATCAAGTTGATTAACAGCTCTTTCAAACGCTTGGTCAAATACTGAACCGTATACGTTATCAGGTCTTGTTAATTCATTGATAGGATTAAAGTTAGTAATACCATCTAGTACAGTAGCTGAAGCATCATTCAGGGCATCCGCCGCCCTTTGAGCAAATGTTGGGTTTGCAGTTTCAGTTCCAACGCCTGGACCGTCATCAACAACTTCTGATAAAAGACCTTGTAGGTATTGGGCATTCCACTTTTCAACGCTTTTATATGTTATCCTAATCTTAGGAGATGGTTGAGAGGGTTCACTTGAATTTAGTTCGCTAAAAGTTTCTTTAGCAGACGTTATATCAAATTGACATCCTGTAAACTTAAACATAAAATATGGTTTACTATCCGCTGTAATTGCATCATTAATAGCAACCTCATTTCCGGTTCTGTCTTTTCTAGTTGTTTGAATCTCTCTAACCTCAGACACTGTAACATATAAATTAAAACGCTTATAGTTTTCAGGTAGCACTTGAGTCCATCCTTTGAAATTATATACAGCTTCTCTATAAAGGTCCATTAGACCTGATATTGCAAGATTGATAGATTCATTACATTCAATTTCAAGCTTAGCATCATCACCACCCCAATAAGGTTCAAGCATATTAAAGTCCATCACCCTGTCAATACCTGTAATAGATTTCCAATACCAAGGCATTTCTAAATTAATAAGCTTGATTGTTTTAATAAAGCTCTTTAATTTTTCAGAACGTTCTTCATCACCGTATTGGTCCTTTAGTGATTGAACAGCAACCTGCTCATTAAACAGGGGACTTTGATTATCAAACATTAATGTAAATGTAAGATAGGTCGGATCCTGGTAAGGATTTTTAGAATTAGACCTTAAGTGTCCTTTTGTAAATGCTTTTCTTTGTTCGCCTGCCATTTGTTATATATCACATATTGTTTAGCCTTGCAGGCCACTCTCTTCGAGCTAATTTAAGAACCTGTGTGTATCCGGTAAGTGGTGAATATTTATATTGAATACCCATAACAATGTAGTGTGCTGTTAGGAATTCATCTAACGTGAAAGTTGTATCAGCATTGTTATCGTTTTCATTATCGCCGCCATCTTTAGTAATCTCATCTGTTTGTGGTTTGAAATCACCTTCTCTGGCTTTTTTATTATGGTCCACTGCAACAGCATTGTTTATTTGACCATAGTTATAGATAGCAACCGGAACCTTCATATATCTGTAGATTGCCGGATTAAGCTGTGCAAGCTCAACTTCTAAATACAGCTTATCCAGTTCAACCATATTCTGGATATTATTAATCGCAGCAAAGTTGTAATTCAGATGTGTATTGTCATTCTGTATACCTACATATTTTTGCTTAATGTGTGTATTGTATTCATCAACCTCTGAGTTACGTCTGCCCTTTAATGGTTCTTCAATGTCTTTAATATTATCGCTAGTCAATGACTCAACATCAAATTCAACCAGGTCAAATTCATTGTCATCAACATCAAAGTATTGCATCTTTCTTTTATAACCATTTTCTAATGCAATCTTTGTAGAATTATTAACCAAAGCATGCTTAGCTATGTGTGTATTAAACCCAGCTGTTAGATGGTTATTAGTTAAAATAAGTTGAACCTCTTTAGAACCCTTACCTGTTTTAGGTTCACCACCTTGGTCCCCTAAATTTGAATTAGCAATAGCCTCGTGAATATCTACATCGTCAGGTGCATTAAATATCTTTTGAAGATTTACAAAATTGATATAGTAATACGGATCAATAGAATATGTTTGAAACGCATCATCTGTAATATAAGAGTGTAATACTGTATTTGCTAAAGTCTCTAGTTTAGTCTGATAAGCACAGAATCTTCGCATAGCATCATCAGTACCACCTATGTTTGTAGCTACACCTAATTTTAAGTCTGTGGCAATTGCTTTAACATGTTCTAATGAAGTATTTTCACCATATGATTTACATTCATCTGTATACATTCCAGGTATCTTAGCAATAGCTCTAACCGAATACATTGATTTACCCTTTGACTTTTCATTAGGCGACGTCGGGATACCTCTAAATTCTAAAATGTTAAAGTCCATGCGGATATCTTTATAAGTACCCGCTTCGTCTAATTCAATTCTAAGATTAAGCAAGTCGCCGTCTCTAGGAAATCTATCAACCGTAAACGAATCTTGTTCGTCCGTGATTTTCATAGTAAGCTCAGGGTACCTGCCATTAAGGTTTAGGTTAAATGCTTGAATATCCGTTAAGGTAAACATATAATCGTTTATCCTAACATGGGGTACTTCACCGCCACCACCAAGTCCAGAGAAGTTATCACCAGTGGCGCCTTCACCTGCATTAGGTGCTTTCATTTCATCTAGCTTAATACTAGGTTCTAGTATAGTAAGTATATGACTATCTAATGCCATAATTATGATTGACTAGGATTAAGGTCTGTAATAATACCTGAACGAACGTCTTTGTTGACTTGATTAGTCTTAAGCATATTTGGTGGAAGTGCTTCAACTTGTGCAGTCTTCTGTATAAACTCAAATCTCTTTTTGTCTTTTTCAGTAAGTCTGCGTTGTTTAAGGAACTTCTCTTTTTGTGTTTCGCCATTATTTCTACCTGGTTTAACAAATGCTTTAAATTTATCTTGATTGACTGGAATCTCAATCACATCACCTTCATTCATAGAAAATGGATTAGATATACCATTAAATTTTAAAATCAAATCGGTTAAGGATTGAATACCATAATACTTAAGAGATATTAAGTCTGGTCGACCAGCTTCTCTGTCAGACACAGTATGTTCAATCAGAATATCAACCTGATCAAAAAACAGCACGATAGGTTCAGTCATTACAACCTTACCATCTACAATATTCTTATTTTTAATAGATTTGAAATTCATTATCCGTTTGTCATTTTTCTATATATGTCAGCCTGTTCAGGTCCGTCGGCATTACCGTATGCTGAATTGTTTGTATTCTGGTTAGTGTTAACACCACCTTCAGGTGTTAGATACATACGCTCTTTACCACCATTAAACATTCTTTCAATATCGGCTTTATCTCTTGGACGCGCTGGTTTAAGTGAAACGGTTACGGTAAGCTCTGTAGGGAAACCTTCATATGATAGTTCACCACCAAACTTAAAGTCAGTTGAATCACAGTATAAGTTACCGATAACTGCAATCGGGTTTAAAGGATTACCAATAGTCACGTGGTACTGCCCGGTTGGGTCACCGGTTAAGAACGCATTAAGAGCTTCAGAACCTTGAGGTGTACCGAACATATCCATTAAAGCACCGCCGATTAAGTTTTTACCTAATTTAGAACCGGACAATCCGTTGTTCTTAATATCACTTATAACATTAGTAGCACCATCTAAAAGGTCACCGCCAATAGAACCCAGGAAACCACCAAAGTCACCTGCTTTTAATTTTTCAAAGTCACCAAACGGTTTATTGAAAGCACCTGAACCTCCAATATACCTCGAAGAACCACCCCAGAAATTACCATTATTATAAGTAAGTACTAGTAGGTTTGCAAACAAATCTAAGAATGCAATCTTAGGTGAAACACCATCAAGCTGTCTTAAACTGTAGTGAAACGATAAACTAAAGTCTCCTGTAAAATTAAGACCAGCTTGTCTAACCATTACTTTATCAATAACATTAATAGGACCAAATACATGGTTTGGGTATGTACCTTTAGTCGCATCATAACCTGTTTTAGCATTACGAGTAGCAACAGCATCCATACCATTAGCAGCACCTAAAGCCGCCGATGCAAAGGAGTTACCCTTTATCATACCACCCAACTTTCCACCTTGGTCTTCCTGGCCTAATTCTTGTATCTTTGATTTAACTTCTTCCCATGTAGTACTTACGTTAAATTTAAGAATATCATCTAACTTATTACCCGTCGAATCAGACATCCACGATACAGCTCTCGCTAAATCAGGCATGGCGTTTGGAATTACACTACCATCTGGTCCAATAATATTAGGATTAATAATATTATCTTCGACAGGCATTGGAAACCTTCTAAGGGTAACCATGTAATTATTTGAAATATCACCGTAATGTTTAGCTAATGCAAAATCAGCAAATGAATATTTATAGCCAGGATTATTCTTTTCATTAAGTTGATTAATGATATAAGTAGCTGTTGGGTTTCTAAATGCTTCTAAATTTGAACCAGAACCTAATGGCCCATTATAATGTGTATAATCATTAAATGACTCTAAAGGTCCACCTGCATAATTCATTAAAGACCAGTGGTTAAATAATGAAAACGGTACATCTTTTTTACCTTCAATAGTTTCAGTAGTATTCGCTTTACCTGGTTTTTCTACCTCAAAGCTTTCTGAATTGGCTTTAGCAACATACAATGCATTCTGTGAAGCTACAGTAGGCTCAACTGAACCAGGATTAATAGTCGTTGTGTTTTCAGGAACAGGTTTAGACTCATCGATGAGTGTCTTAATTTGAACAGCAGCTTCACCTTCAACAACCTCACCTGTTAAAGCGTTCCAGAATCTAACAGCACCGCCTTCACTTTGATCTACGAAGTTATTAAGATTACCTCCCATGTTTTTGGCATCTTTACTATTAGCCGCGGCATTTGCTGCTTTAGTCGCAGCATCTTTAGCAGAATCAGTAGCATTAGAAAAAGCACTAGATATAGATGAAATTAAACCCATTTAGTAGAATATATTTATACTATATATCAGGCTTTAATATCATCTAAATCATTGAAGGATGGTCTATTCATTAAGTCTTCTAGATATTCATCGGTAACTTCAATCTTGCCTTTTAAGAATCTCTTAATAGCAAGCTTAAATTCGTCTTGATTTTTGAAGTGGTATTTACCAGTACGGTATTGTACCCGTGTGGAAGCGTCATAGATGTCACGTAAGGACTTCTCTATTAAGAAAGATTGGATTGTATTATAGAGCTTGGTCGAGTCACCAAGTGTCTTTGTACACATAACTGAATCCGCAACCAGCATGTACTTCTCTTTATTAATGTATTCTTCAAACTGCTCACGAGTTTGGAATTGGCTTCTTTTCATTTTGAAATGAAAGTCTTTACCTTTAAAGTTTCTTTGGAAACGTTCGCCTATAAAATAACGCTTAATGAAGTTAAGGTCATCGTAAAAACGTACTATCTTAATAAGATATTGTGGATTATACGGGTCCATGTGAACATCATAGATAAGACCTCGTACTTGAAATAAAATATTAGGGTTTGCTTTACTAGCTATTAAAGCGTGACAGTATTCACCCTTTGGAAATAGACGATGGTGTATCATTTATCAATAAACTTAACCGACTCAAATTGGCTAAGCACACCTTTCTTAGGGAAATCGTCTCTATTGATAACTGTTAAATCAACCGTTAAATTGTGGTCCTCTAAGATATATTCGAGTGTGCTTTTTAAACCGGTGACTGTATTTTTATTAAGATGTTTTATTAAATAAATAATCACCTTAGGGTGGTGTTCAAATTTATTTAATTTAGAATTGTACATCTTTAATTGGTTATGGATATGAAGACCGATCATACGGTCGGATGGAATCCTCGCGTTGGGGTCGGCCTTCGTTAGTTTATTTGAGATGTCAATGTAATTAATCACATAGGAGTTATCGTCGTAATTTCTTACGAAACGATTAAACTCCATTTTGGAATTACACCAAACACACTCAATTTTAATATCCATTACTTTACTAAAGACTCAAGCTCTTTAATACTTTCTTTAAGTATCTTAATAGCTTCTTGAGCTTCTGATTTTGTGGGTACATAATGTTCACCCCAGTCGCTAATTATTTTAATCTGATTAGCTTGTTTAGAATTACCTAGGTCTACACCCATGTCTTCTGCAAGAGTGTGTAGTAATTCAATTTTATTGTCTACTGAATCGTGTCTTTCCAAATCGTAAACAACTTTAGATTCAAACGATTCACCAGCACCATTAATGTTATCATCAATAATAGTTTTGATGATGCCGTTATCTGCTATTTCTAATGTAATTAGTTGCATAAGTTATATATGCTTATTTCATTTGAGCAGCTTCTTTCAAGAGCTCTCTAGCTTTTTTACGGTCAGCTCTGTAAGTGTCTTCGCTTTTAATAGCTGTAAGAATCCATGCTTCCATCATTAATTCGATTTTAGCATCTGAGTAACCAGCTTCTTTGTAAGACTCTCTAATACGAGCATCTAAATTTGCAAAGTATTCATCACGTGCAACTTCTAAACGTCTAGTATTTTCTGCATGTAGTTTAATACCTTCTTCGCGTGTTTTGTTGTACCATAGTTTACCCACTTCTGTAAATGGACCATACATGTTTTTAACACGTAACATACCAGCAGCTTTAAGCTGCGCTCTTCTTTGTCTTCTGTTCATTTTAGTTTAATTTAAGAATAGTATTCTGATAAAAATGTGGAGATGTTCTCCTTTAGATATTCTGTTAAGTTATTTATTTCAATTTGTTGGAGTGCTACTTCCATAATCTCTTCGTTTAAGTCAGCCTCTTCCATACCTTCAGATAACATAGTGTAAAGTGCAGGTGTTGGAATATTAAGATTAATTTGAAGAGGTACGTTAACAACATTCTTCTTACTCATCTTCATAATCATCTTACCCATTACAGAAGGTTCGGGTACTGTAGGTCCTTGGGTAACTACAGCATCTGAAGTATTTGTTGCAACCGTTGGAGTTTGGTCTTGAATAGGTCCCGTTGTTGTATTGTTAGACATTGGTAAGATGTCTCTATCACTTTTAATAGGCATCATAAACTCGTTAATCAATTCAGGATTAATTCGAGTGTCATTATCAAAGTACAGCCACTTACCATCTTTTTGATCTTCAGCAACAGTGACTACTTGGCCAATCCTTTCACCCTTAATCCATTGATACCTTACTTTTTTAGATTCAGACATAATTGTTTCTGTTTCTTGCATGTTATTTGTATTTTTCTGTAATTTCTTTGAAGTCCTGTTTAGGATTTTCATCGTACGCTTTAAGAAATTCATTTATAAGTTTTATTGAATGTTTGTCACCTGTACCGATAAACGCATCGGCTTTAGCGTGTAATCG